GGCATTAATCGAGGCTCAAACGCAAATAGAACTTTATGAAAGTAAGGATAGTTAAGAGAATATATCAAAATGGGGATGTTGTTTATGCATTACAGAGAAGGGCACTTTTCTTCTTGTGGTTTAATATGTTAAGGATAAAGGGCGGAGATTCTATTTGGTACGAGCTTAAAACACTCTCAGAGGCAAGACAGTATCAAGACTATTTTAATAATAGTATAGTAAAAGAGGACGTGGTAATATGAAAGGAATTTGTAGAGTATGCGAGTTACTAGATAACGACACTAAAGAAAAGAATATTATTTGGTGTAATTTTTGCCAAGCTGCAATGTGTAAACAATGTGAAGCTAACTGGTATAGGAGAGGGTTAGCAGCAATAAAAGAGAAAACTGATAAACTATTAAACAATGACTAAATTTGATATTTACTTGTACAAAATCACTAAATGGCTATTTATAATAGCAATAGGAGTAATAGTATTCTTATTAACTGGATGCTCAAAGGATAAGCCTAATAAAAATCAAACTTATCAAATAGCAGTAACAGGTAATAGCTTTAACTCCCAATGGACAGTAAACGGACAAACTTACTATGGAGGCAATCCTCCAACCTTAACAATAAGAAGTGGAGAGAGTGCAACCTATTATGATGGAGGAGTAAACACTCAAAAGAATGTAAGTGTAATAGTAGATAATAACACAGTATGGAGCTATAACGGAACTGGATTAGCCTCATACACTTATACAGCTAAATAGCATTATGCCAGCACCTAAAGGAAATCTATTCGCAGTAGGAAATACAGGAGGACAGCCTCCTAAATTTAAAAACGCTCAAGAAATATCCCAAAAGATAGCAGAGTATCTAGAGTTTGCTGACTCAAAAAGAAAACCAGACTCATACACAAAAGACGGTAAGGGGATATACACTCTAGAGGGGTGTGCATTGTTTTTAGGATTTGCTAGTGTGCAATCGATGTATGATAATGAGAAAAGGAGTGAAGAGTTTTCTTATGTCATAGGTAGATTTAGACTATTTTTAACAGAGTGGAATGTTCAGAAACTTTATTGGGGTGGTACTTTTGCTGGGGCACAGTTCTGGTTAAGAAACCATGGAGGCTATACAGATGAGGTAACACAAAACCAAAACCAGCGAGTAACTACAATGGAGGTAAGGGTAACCCCTAGTGATGCTAAACTATCGGATAACGAAAAAGATGTAGATGTTTAACACCTCTATACTTTACGAGGCTAATTTTAACGAAACTAAAGATGTAGTAGTAAACCAGGGCGGTTCTAGCTCTGGGAAAACATACTCTCTTATTCAATTACTATTTACTAGGGCGGTCCAAGAGTTCAATATCATAACCATAGTAGGTCAAGATATACCCAACTTAAAGGCTGGAGCATTAAGGGATGCACTAGAAATCTATAACAATTCAGAAATACTACAATCATTTGTAGTTAGTTACAATCGAACCGATAGGATATTTACATTTGACAATGGCTCTATAATGGAGTTTAAATCCTTCAAGAACTCTCAAGACGCTAAGAGTGGTAAGAGGGATTACTTATTTGTAAACGAGGCTAATGGTATTCCGTTCGATGTTTATTTCGAGTTGGAGATGCGGACTAAAAAACAATCGTTTGTAGATTACAATCCTAACCATGAGTTTTGGGTACACGAAAAGCTAATAGGTCAAGACAATGTAAAGCTAATTATCTCAGACCATAGGCATAATCCATTCGTACAACCTAAGATCGCTGAGAAGCTGGAGGCGTTAAGAGATAAAGATATAGAACTGTTTAAGGTTTATGGTAGAGGGCTAACTGGTAAGATTGAGGGGTTAATATTCAGAAACTATAATATAGTGGACGAGATTCCAGAGGATGCAAAGCTAATAGGGTACGGTTTAGATTTCGGGTTTACGAATGACCCTACAGCATGTGTAGCTGTTTATGAGAATGGTGGGGAGTTGTTTGTAGAGGAGTTAATTTATGAGACTGGATTAACCAACCCTCAGATAGCAGACAAGTTTAAGGAATTAGGAATAAGTAGGTCTAAAGAAGTAATAGCGGATAGTGCAGAGCCTAAAAGTATCCAGGAAATATACAACCATAACTGGAATGTAAAGGGGGCTAAGAAAGGAAAGGATAGCATTAAAAGCTCAATCGATATACTAAAGAGGTACACTATTAATATACTTAGAGATAGTACCAATATGACTAAAGAATTAAATACGTACAAGTGGGCTGAGGATAAAGAAGGTAACAAGCTGAATACTCCAGTAGATTTTAACAACCACTTAATTGATGCTTTAAGATACCTAGCATTAAATAAATTAGCTAAAGATAACCATGGAGTGTATCATATTTCTTAGCGGTTGTACATAATCAATTAACTTATATTTATTAGTAGATGGAAACACCAAAGGATTGGAAAGATATAACAGTAGCTCAGTATTACAACTTACTAGAGGCTATTGAAATGGATTTTGATGATGATTTAGATAAGTCGGTAGCGATGCTATCTGCCTTAACTAATATATCAATCAAAGACTTAGAGGAAAAGATACCCATTAGAGAATTAACTAGGGGACTAAAAGAGATAGCATTTATAGGTAAAGGTAAGCCAGAGGTTAATCTAACTCCACGCATTAAGCTGAATGGTAAAAAGTATGAGTTTGATATGATACTAAGGGATAGTGTAGCTGGTAGCTTTATAGATTTAGCAGAGTTAGCTAAGGAGCCTAAACGAAATATGCACAAGGTGCTAGCTATCTTTTTGCATGAGCTAGACTGGAAGGGTTCGAGAAAGCCTAAGACAATAAAAGACCAGATTCAAATGGCTAATATTATAGAGCAAAATTTAACAATGGATTTAGCTTTTGGATATAGCGATTTTTTTTTGAACAGTTGGGAGAGATTACAGCAAGGTACGTTGGATTATTTGGAGAAGCAAAAGAAAAAGAGCCAGAAGATATTGAAGAGGGAATTGATGGAACTCCACAATTCATAAAGCATTGGAACTGGTTTTGGACGTTAGACAATATAAGTAATAACGACCGAACCAAATGGGAGTACTTTTTAGAAATGAATGTAATAGAGTTTTTAAACACTCTAGCATATTATAAGGATAAACAAGATTACATAGCAGAGCAACAAAGAAGGGTAAATGGCAAATTCGGCACTTGATATATTACAGGACTATTCTCAAAAGATGATAGATGCCCTTAAAGATAATCTAAATAAAAAGGATAGGTTTGCTAGTGGAATGTTATCACAAAGCATTACAGCTAATGTAAAGGTGTTTAATCAAGTAGTAGAGATGACTATTTCGATGGAGGATTATTGGAAGTTTGTAGATGAGGGAGTAGATGGCACGGTAGTTAAGTGGGGAAGTCCTTATAAGTTTAAGAAAAAGAACCTAAACCAAAAAGCTATGTTAAAGCATATAGCTAATAGAGGGTTAAGGGTAACAGCTAAAAAAGGTGTGAGTAAGGAAAACGCTAGAAAGGGGTTAGCATTTGTTTTAGGCAGGAGCATAGCAAAGAAAGGGATTAAACCTACCCATTTTGCAAGTGAAGTATTCGAGGGGGATTTGATGGAGGATTTAAGTAATGATTTAGCAGAGGCTCTAGGTAGAGATATATTAATAGATATAACAGTAGATTAATGGCAATAACAATAGGTAAGGAGCCGTATAATGGTGATGGTCATGTACCAGGCTATAACGACATAAAGTACTTAGTAAGCTCCACTAAATCGAGTGAGGATAACTTTAAGTACGTTATGGATATTTATATTAACGGATCAGGAACAAGGGCACATAGGGAAACCGTACCACCTCACCCTACATTTGGAACGGGTAACTTTAACCCAGCTAGAATAATAGAAAGCTATTTAGCTAATAACTTTGATTTAGATTTAACAGAGGTAACACAGGCTCCTAGCAGTTGCATTGTGGCTACTATGAAATTTGGGGAGGAGTATGGACTAAGCTCAAGTGGCACGACTGTTTACCCAGACCAGGCACAAGATGATTTAGCCGTATGGAATGGTGTATTTGATTATGAGGATTTTTGTGATTACGAGGAAGGTTGTTATAGGTCTGAGGATGGAAACTCTAAGTTTCTAACTAATGAGCCTGACAATAAAAAGATATACCCAGATGACAATGCTTATGTGTATGCTATAAATCGAACGAGTGGAGATATTTATTACTTCGAGGTGTTTACTCAGGATTCTGGATTAAATCAAATAGGGCACTATAAGATAATTAATAACTACCAAGCTCAATCAAGTAATGATGATAGGATGGTAAGGTGTCCAGCGGGGTGGAACTTAAACGATATAAATAGCGGTGATATAACTGTACTAGATGGCTCACTACCTATAATTACTAGTAGTGTATTTAACTATACTATAAAGTGTATTAAGTTTGATGATACTGAAACGATAGCCCAAAGAACATACGAAACGGATTCTAATTGCGATAGGTTTACAAAGCATAAAATACACTTCTTAAATAAGCTAGGTGGGTATGATTCTTATGTATTTAGTAAGGCTAATAACTTTAAGACTAACATAAAAAGAAGCAACTATAAAAAGAACTTTGGATCGCAAACGGATTCAACTACATTTACTTATAGTCAATCTCAGAGAGGCATATCACAGTTTGATACAAATATAGAGGATGAGATAACTTGTAGAACCGATTGGTTAAGTACTGGCGATATATTATGGTTAGAGGAGTTGGTAACAAGTCCAGATGTTTATGTAGAGCGCAATGGGAATGCGGTCCCAATTATTATTACCGATTCAAGCTATACGAGGCACAATGGTGAAACTGAAAAGATGTTTAGTTTAACTATTACTTATAAGTTTAGTTACAAACGATATAGGCAACGATTATAATGGGTAGAACTAGAATAGAATTACTTACGAGTGGCGACATCGATATGTATGATGATGTATCCGCTCCACTGACCTATGCGGTAGCAGATGTAAGACACCCAGATAAGCGTAATGCCTCTTTTTCTAAAACAATAAAGGTACCAGCAACCAAAGGCAACAATATAAGGTTTGGACATATCTTTGATGTAAACCTAAGTGAAACAACTTACAACCCAAACATAAAAGCACCCTGTACCCTTTACATAGATGATGTACCTCAGCTAAAAGGGTATTTACAAATCTTATCTATTCAGATAAACGATAAGGGTAAAATGGAGTACTCTATATCTATACAGGGGAATGTAGGTAATATCTTTGGAGATTTAGGGGATTCATATTTAGAGGATATAGATTTAAGTGCATTTGACCATACGCTAGATAGGGCAACTCAGGAGGCAGCATGGAATAATGATTTTAACGATGGATATTGCTATCCACTAATAGACTTTGGATACGACAATAATATTAACCAATATAAAGTAGAGCATTTAATACCAAGTGTATTCCTAAGAACTTACATAGATAAGATATTTGAAGATTCTGGATATACTTATACTTCTAACTTTTTCGATAGTGAACGTTTTAGAAACCTATTAATACCTTGTAACACTCAGGAGTTTAAACTAACACAAGCTCAGGAGTTAGCTAGGTTATTTGAGGCTAATCTAAACGCATACGATACAGCCTTCCATAGTTACAGCCCTACAGTTATATCTGGGTGGCAAAGGCTAACAATGGATAACGAGGTAAACGACCCAGCTAATGCATACAACCCAGCGTTATCAGTTTGGACGGTTCCGCAAACTGGGTATTACGATTTAACTAGTACTCATAATCTAAACACAAGCGGGACGATAACATACGGAGCTAGTCCACCTAGCCAGACTATGTTTGCTTTTTTAGGTATTAGGAAGCTCTCTGGCGCTACATATTCAATCTTAGGGTCTACTAACACCTCTTTAAATTCAAGTGCTAAGAACTTTACAGTAAGTGCTACAAATGTATTCTTGCAAGCTGGTGATTTTATCGATGTTTGTATTACGGATAGCTTTGGAGCTAATGCGGTTCCTAACTCACTTTTAATAGAGCAAAATGTAGCTAGTGGAGTATCGTTTAAAAATTCAGCTGGAAATAATGGAGCCTTGCAAGCTGGGGATAGCGTTACTATGAATAACCTTATTCCACGTAAGATAAAACAAAAGGATTTGCTACTAGACATTATTAGAATGTTTGGCCTTTATGTGGAAGTTGACGAAGCTAATGACAAGCATTTATTAATTGACACTAGAGATGATTTTTATGCAAGTGGAAGTATTGTAGATTGGACGTACAAACTAGACAACTCTAAACCATTGGAAGTAAAACCGATGGGAGATTTGCAATTTAAAAACTTTAAATATAGTTATAAATCAGATAAGGACTTTTATAATAAAAAGAGTGAGGAGGATTACAAGTTTCCATACGGTAATAGAGATTATGTGACCGAAAATGAGTTTTTAAAGTCAACGAATGAGACTAAGGTAATGTTTAGCCCTACTCCATTAGTAGCAGATACGGGAGATGATAGAATAATACCAAGAATATACGAGGTAGATAGTAGCAATAATGTAAAAAACAAACCTACTAATATAAGGCTGTTATATCGAGGTGGTAGAATGATAACCACTAAGCCTTATGACTGGGTGGATAGTTCGGCTACAAGCGGTACAATAAGTTATAGTGAGTATTTATATGCTGGACATTTAGATAACCCATCTAGTCCTACGTTTGATTTGTCATTTGCGCCACCTAGAGAGGTGTATTACGATACTAGTGTTTATACAGATGGCAATGTGTTTAATGAGTATCACAGAAAGCATATTGAGGAAATAACGGATAAGGATAGTAAGATAGTTATAGGGTACTTCTATTTAACGCTGTTAGATATTGCTCAGTTAGATTTTAGAAATAAGTTTTATTTTGAAAATCAAAATTGGAGATTAAATAAGATATACGATTACAACCCAATAAGTAGCGAGGTAACTAAATGTGAGTTTATAAAGATTAAAGAGGGCGCACCCTATACGGCTACTACTGGATATATTGGGGATAGCGTTTTACCAGATGGAACATTTTTAGGAGATGATGAGCCTAGCCCTACTACGGTAGATGTAGGTAGGCCACGTAGTACAACTATCCATGGCAATAGTACCACAGGAGGCAACCTAAGAAACGGTATTATAAATGGTAATGATAATGCGGTAGGAGATGGGGAAAACATAGTAATATTAAACTCAAGTGGCTGTACTGTATTAGACGGTTTAGAGAATGTTATATTAATTAATACAAGTGGTACGGTAGTAGACCAGAGCAACACGATTATAATAGGAGGTGTAGACTTTTCTAATATAAGTGAAACGGCTGGAGTATCTGGAGCTAAATACAAACAAGTTGAAATAGATTATAGTGTAGAGGTAGGAGATTCTAGTATTTATGTAGTAACAGATAGCGGAGATGTGAATATAACACTACCAAGCCCTAGCGATATGACATACACTTTTGATGGTGAAACATACAGCTACATAATACATATTACTAAGATTAGAAACGACTCTAATACGGTTTATGTACTGCCTAATGGTAGCGAAACTATTATAGCAGAAAGTAGCTTAGAATTAACGGAACAAGCCGAAAACGTAACACTAGTTACAGACGGTACAAATTATTATGAAAGATAATGACACTATTTAAAATATCCTCAGTAAAATACTCAGACAGTCCAAATATTGATGCGTTTGGAAGGTTAAGAGTATCACAGCTTACTACTCAATTTGATGGTAAACAGATACACGATGCCTTACCATTGTTTTATGAAACTGAAACGAGCGGTACAGGGGCTTCCGCTCACAGTACTACAAATGCAGAAAGTACATTAACTACAGCCGCAAATGCAGATAGGGCAATTATGCAAACTAAGCAACGGTTTAACTATAGCTCTGGTAAATCTGCGCTAGGTATTATGACCTTTAGAAACTTTAATCCAGAGACTAATGTAGCTAAAAGGGTAGGATATTTTAATAGTTCTACAGCGGCTCCGTATACGGCTAGTAGAGATGGTTTTTATTTAGAAACTGATGATACAGATGTAAGTTTTGTGGTGGCTAAGAACGGCACAGAAAATACAATAGCTAGAACTAGTTGGAATATCGATGTTATGGATGGAACTGGAGTAAGTGGAGTAGATTTAGATATGCAAAATGAGGATGGTAATTTAATTTGGTGGTTTCAATATGAGTGGCTTGGAGTAGGAGCAATTACAATGGGCTTTGTTATGAATAGCCAGTTTTATCCAGCTCATAGAATAGACCATATCGGAGGTGATGGTGTTTATATGTCTAGCCCTAACCACTCGCTAAGATATGAAATTATGCAATCTGGGGCGGGTTCGGGTACACTGAGAGCTATTTGTAGTACATTTAGTACAGAGGGAACGGTAGACCAAATAGGTAAGGATGGTGGTATTTCAGATGATGGAACACACTTAAACGCTAATAATACTGCAAATTGGTATTATGCTATTGGATTACAGTTAAACGTAAATAAACTAGATACCTTGGTAGATGTTTTGGGGGCTGAATTAAAGAGCGATACAAATGATGATTTCGAGTGGAGGGTATGTGTCAATCCTACTTATGCCGGTACGGTAACTTACAATACGATTACGGATTACTCTGTAAATTATGGGCTAGGGGCAACCGCTAATACGGTTTCTGCATTTGGGCATATACTAAAGGCTGGATATGGAGTACAAGCGAGTTTAAGGGAGTTTGATTTAAAAACGGCTATAAGATTAGGAGCCTCGCTAGATGGAACTAGTGATGAGATTGTACTAGCGGTAAAACCGCACACAAGTAACTTAGATATTCACAGAGCAATGAACTGGAGGGAATTAACATAATGGCAAATGTAATAATAACAACAAGCGGAACTCACAGCATGGTAGTGGAATTTAACGACTATTCTAGCCATGTAGATTTATTGACTAAGAAACGCTCATATCGTAGAAGTGATTTAGTAGAGGTGGAGCTTCCTGAAGCTCTTGACCATGTATTGGTAGTGATGAGAGATGTACACGAGCAAAGGCAATGGGAGGTAACTTATGATAGTGCGTATGCGGGAAGTAAGTATTTTATAATAGACTCGGTAGAGGGAACCGCCCCGACTAGTGAAAGCCATCTATTTGATTTATTAACAGCATTAAGAGGCTAACAATGGCAGATGAAGTAGTAAAAAAGATAAGGGTCGAGGTAGACTCTGAAAGCACCCTAAAAGAAGTAAAAGATTTAAGGCAAGAATTTGCAGCTGTAGAGGATAAAATCTTTGAAATGGCTGCTGCTGGTAAGCAGAATACAAACGAGTATAGGCAAGCAACTAAAGAGGCTGCCAGACTAAAGCAAGGTGTAGATAATATAAATGAGAGCTTAGACGATTTAAAGCCAGAGGCTACGTTGGGGGCTTTTGGTAGGCTTGCTACTGGAGCGGCTAGTGGATTTGCAGCGGCTCAAGGTGCAGCGGCTCTATTTGGAGATGAGAGTGAGGAGCTACAAAAAACCCTAGTTAAAGTCCAAGCGGCTATGGCTTTTAGTGAAGGGTTGAAGGGATTAAAAGACTTAGGTAAAGGGTTTAAGATATTAGGTGCGGTAGTTAAAATAAATCCAATATTCTTACTGGCTAGTGTAATAATTGGTATAGGGGTTGCTATTGCAGCTGCTACTAAAAAGTTTAAGTTTCTTAATGATACTTTTACAGCTATAGGGGATGCAA